GCCATTATTTCTTACCTTTTTTGGTGGTTTTCTTGGGTTTTGCCATGCCGGCTTCGCTCATGGCGATGGCGATTGCCTGCTTGCGGGACTTCACCACGGGACCTTTTTTGCTGCCCGAGTGCAGTTCGCCTTTGCCGTACTCACGCATGACCTTGGCGACCTTCTTTTGGGCTTTAGTTGGTTTTTTAGCCACAAAATTACCGCTGTTACCACACACGATAGTTGGTCTTGCCCAGGTTCTCTGGTTTGGCAAGGTTGAAGGTTTGGAGGCATAGGTAGCCCAGGGCGTCAAAGGCGTGGTCTACGCCAAGGTTTTTGTTGGGGAGGCCCGTTCCAGGGGCGTAGGTGAGGGTGCGGAGGGATTTGATCAGTTCTTTGCACTTGGGGTGGATGAAGAGGCGGCGGGTTCCAGATGCGTCGAGGAGGGCGGTGTTGACGCAGGTGATTTTGTCGCGGATTTTCCAGGGGTTGCGGGGGCTAGAGACCGTGAAGCCGCTTTTGCGGAGGATGTTGTGGTCGGTGGCGCCAACGCCGCTGGTTTTGCGGGCGCCGCCTGTGGGGTCAGGGCAGGCGATAATTCGGCGCTCCACGCCGTAGCGGGATTGGATTTCTTCGCAGAGATCCCAAGTGGTGGCGCCGCCGGTCATGATGATTTCGTCGAAGACCCACAAGACGTCGCCTTTTTTGACTGCGCAGACCGCGCTCATTGGGTCCACGTTGAAGTCCACCCCAATCAGCAGGGGTAGCACGGCGAGATCTTGAACTGTCTTGTCGATGTTGTCGTCCGAGAAGCTAATGGCGACAAGGCCACTGAGGTTTTCGAAGCTGGCTTCGAATTCTTGGCGGAAGGTGCGGGGGTCGAGTTGGGCGCGGGCGGCTTCGATTTCTTCCGGTGGGACGTTATCGCCGTCAATCGTGGTGAATTGCCACCGCTGCCAGTCCTTATCGCCTTCCTCGCAATAGCACCAGAGGTCGTAAAACCAGCTGGCGGTGCCATCCGGGGTGGAGATGAATAGTGCCCAGCCTTGTTTGTCCGCAAGGGCGGGGCGGATTACCTCGAACCAGACCTCGGCGTCCATAAAGGCCGCTTCGTCCAGCACCACGCCAGCCAAGCTGCGGCCTCGGAGGGCCATTGCGTTTTCAGTGCCCTTCAGTTCGATGGTCGAGCCGTTCACTAGCTCGATCTTGAGGTCGGTCTCGTTCTTTGCTTTGATCCAAGCTTTCGGGACGAGGCGTTTCATTACCTTCCAGGCAATGTCTTTCGCCATCCGGTACGTAGGCGCGGCATAGAAAAAAGTTTCGCCCGGCCTTTCGATCGCCCCACGCAATAACTCGATACATGACAGATAACTTTTGCCGAACCTTCGGCCAGCTACCAGCACTCTGAAGCGTTTTCGGCTGGAAAATACTTCGCCTTGCGCGTAGCGAAGGGTGAGTGCTCCAGCAGAATCGGGCATTTTTATGTAGGAGGGTACTTTCTAGGGTATTACAGGAATCGAACCCCTGCCCCGGTGTAGTACAGAAGAAGAAATTGAGAATATGTCAGTAGGTTCCCTGGGCCGCGCCCAGCTTCCGCCAAACTCGAACCTTACCCCGGGTGAGAATGATTCTCAGTCCCGGGGCAGCTGCGGTATTAACCGCGCGGGTCAGGGGGTGACGTCTTCGACGCGCTCAACAAAAAGAAGGGCAGCGTCGCGGGAGCGTGCAACAAGCTGAGCCGCTTGCTGTTCGGCGTGCTCCAGGTTGTCAGCAAAAACAGTAGTGGAGAATCCGATAGCAGCACCGGAAGGAAGCGCGGCGCGATCGGTGCGGGTGATGATCAGCTGGAACAGGCGCTTGGTGGCAGTCATTGCTTGGTGTGCGTTGTTGACTCCTACAGTATAACCGCAGAACCGACCCAGCCGCGAGGTGCGAGAGGTCGGTTCATACATTGTAACAATCTCAGCGACCGAGCACCACGAGCCGGCACTCAGCAGCCGATCGACCGGCAGACTCACAGCGTGCCAGCTGGTTTGCATTGTCGGCACCCATGGCGAGCACACCGCAAGCGGTGAGCAGAGCGGCCAGGGTGAGAAGGCGGTTGTTCATGGGGAGTCTTGGTGGGACTTCCCCGTATTGTATCACGGGATGGGCAGCTGCCTAACCCTGCCGCTTGTCTTCAACCGTGATGTTGAGCGTAGGGGCAGCTGCTGCCTGCGCTTCCGGTGCGACCTCACCAACCACTGCGCCAAGGTCCCGCATGAGGAGTTGGGCGGAGCCTATCTGCCCCTTACGGATAGCAGCGTCGATTGCTCTCATGCGCATAGCCTGCAAACGTGAAACTATGCTCTCGCGATCCTTGCTCCAATCCTCCTCATTCCACCTTTTCACTTCATCCCAATCTCTCCAAGCTGTAACTTCACCAATACCTTCACGATCAGCATGATCTAGTACCAACTGGCGAACGGGTAAGCCAGTCAGCTGCCGCTTATAAAGCCGCTTCCGGCGCTCTTCTATAACAGCATTCGGGTTACGCTTACCGAACGGTCGTGAGTACTTCTTTTCACTTTCCGCCGATACTTCCGGCGCTTCGCTGTTAGCTTCCGGATTGTCCGACATTGTTAGATTCCCTGGCCGTTTGGTTCAATACTAGCGCCACCACTGCGCAACAATAAAAAAGCCCGGCACTAAGGCCGGGCTGTTGATCGGTAGGTAACGGAATCAGTCACCCCACCAGAACTGCGCCGCCCAAGAATCCAACACCACAGAACCGATAGCGCGGTACTCAGTCCACGGGGTGCCCCAATCCTGATACTCCATACGGGCATCCTCCGGACAGTTGAACCGCCCCAGTCCGCCGACAATACGTAGGCCAGGCCCTCCGGTGCTCAACAGGATGCAAAACTGAGCAGGCTTAAGCGGTTCGCCCAAGTCGACCCAGTGGCTGCGCACTGAGAGGCTTAGCGGTGATTCTTGGATCTCTTGCCGGATAGCCTCATACGCGTCGTCCGATTCGCGGCAGGCAGCCTTAAGGCGATCCAGCTGGGACAGGATGGTTTCGCACCATGCAGCGGCGTTAGCGGCAGCGTGGGTTTCTGTGGTTGTGATCATGGTGTGAGCCTATGGGTGGGGTCTCGTGTGAGAGTGTAGAACCGGATCTGGCCCGGCGTCAAGCCAAGGCCGGCGCCAGTGCGTCGCGGGAGCCGTCCGGCCACGGATAGGACTCCCGGCGCCATTCTTGATCGAGTGGTAGCAGTGCCAGGCCGGTTAGCCCCACGAGATCCAGGCGGTCGATTCCTGCGGCGATCCGCTCCAGTCTGATGTAGGCGCCTGTGCTCAGGTCCTGCGCTTCCCATTCCTCGCCGGCCATTTCGCGGCAAGCGTTGAAAAGCTCCAGCAGATCGCGCTCCAGCTGATCATCGGGAAGCGAGTCCAGCTGGTCATCAGCCCAGAACTTGGCGGTGCTCAGACCGTACTGGTTTTGATCCAGCACCGTTTCGGGGCAGTAGGCAGCCAGCTGATCACGGATTGCGTCGCGCCAGTCTGACGCGTAGCAGTCTTGCCAGGCCCGGTCAATCTCTTCCAGCTCCAACATGGAGTGTTCGTCTTCAGAGATCAGCGGGTAGGACTCCAGCGCTTCTACGGTCTCGATCACGTTCGCCGGAACCCGCAGCAGATCCAACACAACGCCGGACCCGTTCCAGCCGTAACCAACGGTAAGAATTCCACCTAGTGGGTCGGGTGTGCTGGCGGGATCGGTCAAGACGTTGAAATTAGCCTTGCCCACTAGCCCGGTGCTCGCGTAATCACTCCAGCCGCAATAGGAAGGAACGAAACCCAGGGAGACATCGCGCCAGCGCTCAGCTAGGCAGGTCTCTAGGTGGCGCTCCGGGGTTTGGTGCCAGGCGCCGAAACCGTCGCGCTCTGGCTCACCGTCTCGAATCAGCAGCCAATGCCCCGAGCATCCGGCAAGACGGTCAATACGCTCCAGGAGAACAGGGCTGGCTTTGGGTGTGGTGGTTTGCATGGCAGGGTGTGCCTTGGTTACTTCCCCACAATACTACATCAGAGCCAGCTGGCAAGGGTTGACCCTTGCGCTAATGTCGCAGGGTACGGCACACCTAGCCTATGTTCACCAGTCAGCGAGACCGTAAAGACGCCAGGGAGGCTGAGCGCGAACAGTTGCGCCTTGAGAAGCGTCACCTGCGCGACCTGCGTTGGGCGGTGGAACGTTCCAGCATTGAGGCTACGGACTGGGCTGATTTGCTGGCTCTGCAGGCAGCCCACGGCAAAGAAGGCCCGCTCCAGCTATGGCGGGAGCTTGTGCCGTACTGGCGAGACTGTCAGCGCCTTAACGGTGGGGCCGATATCCCGGCAGAACTTTTTCCACAAGCTACGGGACTTTTTCCGCGCACACCGGAGCCACCTAAGGCGCCAGCCACCAGGGCCAAGGCAGCACCGGGAGCCCCACGCAAAACCCGATCAGACGCCGGCAAAGCTCAGCCCTCGCGCAAGGTGCCAGCATGAGACGGCTTGCCTTTTTGTGGTTGCTGGCGGCCACCAATGCCCCAGCCAATGCCAGGCAAGTTACGGCGACTGTGTATCACCCTTGGTATCACGGTCGTACGACAGCTTGTGGACAAACGTACCAGCACTGGGGAATCAGCGCGGCGCATCCCTTTCTGCGGTGCGGGACTCGCCTACGGATCCAACACCAAGGGAAAGTGTTGACAGTACCAGTCACCGATAGGTGTGAGTGCGGATCCGTTGACCTATCTGCCGGTGCTGCCTACAGGCTGGGTGTTCCAATCAACGGGACTGCTACCGTCACCATCCATTGATGCTCCAATCCGGCTCCCACCACGGGAGCCGTTCCTTTTGCCTTGGCTTGAGAATGATTCTCATTCCCCTTCTCAGTGAGACTCATGAGACGCACCCCAAGACCCCCCCCCAGGGCTGAGTGCCAGGCAAGTTCCAATGGAACTCCCAGCATGGGAGGAAGTATTAGCAGGATCGCCAATAAATACCAAGTATTGGCATTATGAATGGCCGAAACAATACATGAATGGCGTTCCAGTCATGAATGGGTTTTCGTCGAGGCCGTTAGGCCAAGACTTGAATGGCATCGAAGTATCTGTGGCAGCGTTCCATGAATGACTTTTCTGCCTGTTCCAGTTCCGCTGCATCCATGTAATGGACGTTGGGGGTGCCACAGCGACGTGCCAGTACAATCACGGCGCCGGATGCTTTTAAGCCTGTTAAATGTTTGAGTCCCAGTGAATACGCTCCACACTGGTCGATGTAGCTATGACCGCTAGGAAGCCTGTCGTCGCGGTCGGTTTTACGTCCCACGCTAGTTTTCCAGTCGACAACATGAATGCCTTGTTTACCTTTTAAGGTGAGCAGCGCGTCTGCTGTTCCAGCAAATCCTGCAGGGTGGTGAATACTAAACTCGCTCGCAAATATCTCGGTTACGTTATCGGCGATCCAGTCAGATAGTGATCGAGCGTAACCTTTTGCGCTGAATCCTACGGGGGGAACATTGGGGCGTACCCTTTTGAGTGCCCATTGGGTGATGGGGACGGGAATACGCGCCAGGCCTTGTTCGTCCCAGCGAATAGAGTTGCGTTTGTTTGCTGTTGAACGGGCTAATTGCATTGAGGTTTTTAATAGATACTCTGCTTGATTGTGTGTCATGTTGCCTCTGTTTGCTGCAACATTGCGCTGGCAGGTAGCTTCTACTTCGCCGAGGCGGGCGGCCCAGCGTTCCAGTCCGGAGGTGTCGCTTGTCTCTTTTAGTATTCTAGTTACACTGTGATACACGTTACTGTTAATGTCCCGGTAGATTCTGCCGCCGGGGTCGGATTCGTCGTCACGTTCCAGCTTCCAACGCCTTAATCCAGCAAGTGTGTCTTGTGTATTAGGCATTGAAGGTACTACTTCCCTTCTGGATTCTAGTACAAGTGTCAAGCCGCGAAATCGCCGTGCAAGCGCCTCCTAGCTTTTAGGTATGCGGCATGAGCCTCTTCAGGCGTGTCATACGTGCCAAGGTAAACAGCCTTCCCTTGGGTTATAAGGCGAGCCTTGAAACGCCCGTTTGCCTTGCACCAACCTTTCATCCCAAGAATGTTGGCGCGGTTTTGTACATCACTACATAGCCGTAGGTTCCAAATGCGGTTGTTTGCCTTGTTCTGGTCTTTGTGGTCAATCTGCACAGCACCTGGATCGGCGCCTGTGACCCATGCCCACACAAGGCGATGGGCTCTCAACTGAAAATTACCGAGCTTGATAGACCTGTAGCCGTAGGCGTCTACAAAACCAGCAGGTACATCCAAGCGTGTTTGAGAGCTACGGCGAACACGCCAGAAAAGCTCTCCGGTGAGAGGGTTAAACGAAAACAGCTCCCATAACTCCGCCGTGGAGGGAAGGGACCTGTATGCTCGTGCCATCGCCTATTGCAGGTAGGTGGTCGGGGGCAGGGTGTTGGAAGCACCGCTGCCCCACCATTTTACCTATCAGGCAGGCTTAAACGGGTTTCCACCTGTGAGCAAGCGCGAGATATCGAAGCCTTCAGCTTTGGATTCAATCCATGCGGAATCAATGTGCTCTTGGCTCCCTTTTTTGCGGGGTACAGGACGTACGGCGTACTCGGTGGTTAGCCCAGAGCCTTTCTTGCTGATGGTGAAGTCCCACTCCAGCAAATCTGCGTAATCCTCTAATTGGCTGATGGCGTCGATCTCTTTCAGGATCGACTTTTGGGTGATTTGCAGGACTTGAACTTTTCCGGCGTCGTACACGTATACGGGAAGTGCCACGAAGAACTTCAGATCTGCGGTGCCGGGGCCGCCGCGTCCTTCGCGTGGCTCGAACTCGCCCATTTCGGCAACCACGTCTTCATAGGTTGGCTCGAAATCCCAGCGGAAAGGCTTGTTGGTGCCGTTTGCTTGGCCCCAGCACTCCCATCCCTCCAGAGGTTCGTCAGTGAGTAGGGCGAAGCGGACGGAGCCACCATCGGGGAGTTTGCTGAGGCTGAGGTAGCCGCCACCGCTGTTGCCGCCGTTGACGTTTGCTGATGCGGATTTTGAAAGAAAGGCCATGGTTTAGGTGTTTGGTGTGGTCGGCAGGAGTGCCAACGCCTTACACAGTAACACCTGCTTGACCCCTTGGCTACCATGAAAAAACGCCCCTACAGCTGAGCTGCGGGGGCGTGGATTCCATTCTCATGTGAGACTCTAACATGTCGCAAAGTAAGACGCAGGACCTGCTGGCTTTTGTGCGCCAGCTGCCTGTTGGACTGGCGTATGCGCCGATCTACGCCAAGGATCAGGCGATCCAGTCCGGGAAAATCTCGAAGGGCAAGACGCCGCTAGAGCGCAGTCACCATCAGGTGATGGCGCCGTCGGATGTGGCGCTGCAGATCGAGCGGAAGCCGGATGTGTTCCAAGCGGTGGGTGTCTTTACAGGCGGTCGCAGCATGGGACTCGTGATTCTCGACGTGGATCGGAATCTCAGCCGTCTCAAAAAGAAGTGGGGGGACTCGCTGGAGGGTGCTCCAGTCGTTACGTCGACCAAGGCGAACGCGGCGAAGTACCTCTTCCGCGTTCCTGAGGCCCTGTGGGGCTCGGTGAAGGGTTTTGGGCTGTCGGATACCGGCGCTGGTTATGAGGTGCTCTGGGGCCGTCAGGGCGTCATCTACGGGGCTTATCCGGGCTCCAGTGATGGGAAGGCACCGGAAGGGCAATACGGCTTTGAAGGGGACTTGGAGGCGATTCCTGACGCCCCTGAGTGGCTGCTGGCGGAGATGCGCGATCACGCCGGTAAGGAGATCCAGGACGGTGGCTTCATTAAGAACCGGAAGGCGCTGGATTTCTCGGATCGAGACCCAGCTGAGGTGGCTGAGATCATCCAGTCGGCGCTGAAGGTGATTCCGGGGCAGGGCAATGGCAGCCGGGATCATTGGGTGAAGGTGGGGATGGCGATCCACTCGGAGTTGCCGACTGACCTTGGTTTGACGCTTTGGTCGGCTTGGTCGGCGGAAGACCCTGAATTTTCACAGGATTGGGCAGACGGCAACCCCTGTGAGGAGGTCTGGAAGTCCTTTCGGAAAGGGCCAGTCAGCCTTGGGACGCTGTTTTGGATGGCGGACCAACAGCTTCCGGGCCGTATGTGGCTTTCGGAGGATCTGCGAAAGGTTGTTTCTGCTGCAGAGAGCGACACTGTTGTTCGTATTCAACAGCCAAAGCTTTCGTTTGAAGAAAGCATGAAACGCACTGCAGCTGCTATGGAACTGGAGGATCCAGGTAAGCGCAATTATGAACTTAACCAGATTGCTATCGAATCTGGTTATAGAGAACAAGCAAAACTTGAACAAGTTTATGTCGATCACGTAGGCTATAAAGAAAGCCCTGGAGAATTAACTCTGGATACAATTAAGGATTACGCTGTTAAACGTAGTTACTTAATTCCTGATGTTTTGCCTCAGCCGGCTGTAGTGATCGTTTACGGAGCTGGCGGGGATGGTAAGTCAATGGCGTTGTGGACTTTGGCAAAACATGTTGTGGAAGGCACCCCGTTTGTAGTGAGAGGCAAACCTGTTCCGGTGCAACAGGGTGGAGTCGTGATCCTTAACGGCGACCAGCCTATTGCTGACTTAGTGGAGCAACTTGAGGAGTGTGATTATCCGCTAGATAATAGAACTCTACTGAGACCAGATTGGTCTCTGCAGTATTACGCGCAGTTTCAAGATCTTATGAAAAAACGTAAGCCATCTTTGGTGGTTATTGATTCTCTAATTGGGTGTTCTGGAGGTAAAGCTTTTGACGAAAATAAATCTGATTTCGCCAGTCCCCTGTACTGGCTTACAAGAAATAATGGTGTTCTTTGGCCAGCAACAACGATCATGATTATTCACCACGCGAATAAATCTGGGGGTTTTAGAGGTACTTCCGCTATCAGAGATGCAGTCAGTGAGACATGGAGTCTGACCAAACCCCAGCAAGGTCAAAGTGATCTTGGTCAGGAGTGTCGCTTGATCACAATCGAAAAATCTCGTTGTGGGCGCAGCGGCACCAAGCTCCTGATGAAGCAGGAAGAGGACCTGAGTTACTCGCTGCGGGATTACACCCCTGAGGTGGATCAGGCGGACACCACGCCTGCGAGTCAGACCGACAAGGTGCTCCAGCGCATACGTATGGGCTATCCCCGCTGGTACAGCCGTCAGCAGCTCGTTCAAGACCCCCTGCTGGGGGGTTCTGTGGCTGCGATCCGTAAAGCCCTCGACAGGCTTGTTAAACGGGGCTTGCTGGTGGCAGAAGAGCGCCCCACTGGAAAAGGCGGTAAAGCCCCAATGGTTTACCAAGCTGTTCTCTCACACACGCGCGGAGAGGGTTTAAAAGTGTCCCATTCAGAGCAAAACCCTTGCACTGGAACGGAAGACGAATGGGACACCACAGGCTCAAATGCCGATGTGTCCCATTCAAACGAAGCCGGAACAGAACGAATGGGACACCCGCCCCTTTTGGAAGAGGTGTGTCCCATTCAAAAAACCTGTAATGGCAACGGTTTTGGCCCGAATGAGACAGCCGGAACATATCCCCGCGCGAGCGATGATCGCACCATGGAAGAGCTGAACGAGATGCTGAACAAGGCTGACATCTGGTAGTAAAGGCGTTAAAGTGATGCGGTTGCACACCTTTGTATGCGCCGCATCACTTTTTCGTGTCCTGATGAGACATCGGCACAGCTCGATTGGCTGTGTAAACGCACCCTCCGTAAACCTTCCAATCTTCTTTCGCTTCTCGTGCGCCATGAGATTGACCGTCACCTAAAAGAAATGACGGAAGAGGAACGGCTCTGCGAACTCGACCGGATTTACGCCCAGTGCCCTCGTGTTCACCCCGCCTAACTTTTTCCTAGGGCTCATGCGGGTTGCCGCGTGGGTGTTGTGGAGAGATCCCGTGAAGCCGGAACCGCCCCAGCCGAAACGCCCCAGGAAGCCGATCCTGGGGTACACCGTTGGTGACATCCCCTACAACCTGCTGGCTGTGGTCCGGGTTTCCTGGTATCGCAAAGGCATGGCTTACGAGGTGGAGGAGTACCAGATCGAGGAGTCGGACGACGCCCCGAACCAGTTCCACTACATCGTTGGGACGGCGCTGCGCCAGGGCGCTGACGTCTGCGTGCTCACGCAGTACGAGCCAGAAGCCTTAGGTGTGCAACAATAGAAGGGTTCCCGCTCTGCTTCGGCAGCGGGCTGGGTTGGTAGTCCATTGGTAAGGACAGGCGGACAACGCTTCAGACAGTCGGTTCGATTCCGGCACAACCCGAGGGGTGCAGCTCGGTCGGGGCTGCATTAAACGCGACTCGCCCATAAACCTTTGTACGCCCCTCACCCCAAATCCACTGGTACGACTAGCTTTCGTACCTAACATAAAAACTTTTATGTAATGGAAAAGCACCCCATCACTCCACCGCCGAAGCTTGCTGCCAAGTGGGTACACGAGATCTACGGGAATCCCTCGGTCATCCCTCTTCATGACCTCACGCTTCAGGTGATCGAACATGCCGCCCAATGGGGCGCAGACCAGGAGCTGGAGGCGTGCTGCGCTATTGCGCTGGTCGATCCGGTTTGCGGGACCAAGCATCAGCGCAGCATGTTGGTGCGGCACATTCGTGAGCGTCGCCGCCCCAAGCCGCCGAGTTTGAAGGAGCAGGCCATGCGAGTGCTTCTTGAAAGCGGCTACACATTGGACGGACGCATGGAAATTGAGCCTGAAGACATCGACATTATCCATCGCGCACTGGAGCAGCTCGATGACTGAACTTTCACCCGCCGCGCAAGCAGTGCTGAATGCCGTGACGCTTAAGCGCTACGACGTGCCGTATTACGCCTGTCCGAAGTCGATTGACCAGATCAAATCCGATGTCGCCGCCGCTTTGCGAGCTGCTGCAGATCAGGTTTTGCCGGGATCTCCGGCCATGATTCCGAGCCTGTTGATGGTGCGCTATCGCCTCCTCGCCATCGCCACCGAGATCGAAGCCTAGTAGGCATCTCCACTAATCACCCATGACACAACAACACCCCATCACCCCACCGCAGGAACTGCGCGACAAGTGGCTTGACGAAGCGCCGAACACCAGCGTGTACGACTACCTCATTGACAGTGCAGCCCAATGGGGTGCAGACCAAGAGCTGAAGGCGTGCTGTGCGCTGATGGACGACTGGGGTCTTGATGGCGAAGACCTGATGTTGTGCCGCCGCCCCAAGCCGCCGAGCTTGAAGGAGCTGGCGCTAACTGCGCTGACGCGGTACACGACTGGTGAAACAATCCTCACCAACGAATCTGTTGACACCATCCGCCGCGCTCTTGAGCAGCTCCCCGACAACGAGTAGTCATTACCACTAATCACCCATGACACAACAACACCCCATCACCCCACCGCCGACTGAGCTGGTGCAGCAGTGGGTTGATGCTTATTTTGGTGGCAAAATTTCCCAGTCCAATTTTCATCTAGACCTTGCCACCCGCGCTGCCCAATGGGGTGCTGATCAGGAGTTGGAGGCTTGCCGCATGGAGATCATTGATGGAGCAGGACTTTTTTACATCGACGAAACCAGTGACCGTGTTCGTTTAACCGAAGACATCTGGATTGCTCGCCGCCCTAAGCCGCCGAGCTTGAAGGAGCAGGCGCTGGAAGCTTTGGATGAAGAACAGGCTGATTTGAGCATCCAAAACTACAAGCTCATCCGCGCCGTGCTTGAATCCTTACCCGATCACGAATAGTCGCTTCCACTAAATTGTCATGGGTCGGTAGTCTATTGGTAAGGACAGGCGGACAACGCACTTAGAAAGTCGGTTCGATTCCGGCACGACCCTTGGCACAGTAGTCACCTTCGTTAATAAGGGTAGCCGGTGGTGGGTCCTCACGCGGTGTCCACCTTGTTTCCCGCAGCCGGCTGCTACTGGACCGCCTAGATCCCTCAAAAAAGGTCTAGGGCCGAAAGCGTAGCCAGTCCCAGTCGCTTTCGCGGTTGTGAAGAAAAGCAACAGCCCAGCCTTGCGGTTGGGCTGTTTGTGTGCAACACTAAGGGCAAGCCCGCCCCGGCGAGCCCTCCATTACTGATTAACAATGTACGAACCATTCCAAGCCAAAGTCTCCAACACAGACCTCAGCCCCTGGTACTACGCCGTGGGCTGGGCCAAGCACTCGCTCCAGTTGCAGATCACCCGCTACAAGGGGCTCGGTCTGAACACCAGCTACGAAGAGAAGCAGGTAGAAAAGCTGGTCGAGTTGGAGCAGTTCCTCAAAATGTCTTGGGACCAGTGGATGGATTCCCTGCTTCCCAGCGAAACTGCACAGGAGGTCAAATGAGCCAGGTACAAAGCATTGAGGAGCTGCGCTTTGAAGGTGACCATCTTGTGGTCGATGCCGTTGTTGACGACATGGTGGTGCGTTATGCGCAGACCGCCTTCGAGCCAGCGGAGTGGGGGCCTGCCTTGTGCCGAGGCACCCTCTACTTTTCAGATGAAGACTTGATTCCAGCGACAGATGCCGAACTCCGGGCCATGCTCACAGATCGCGTCGACGACTGGACTCCACTCGACACGTCTGATTGGGACGTCTGAAGCTCGTGACCTACGTAACCAGGACGACTACGACGACTGGGAAGTAGGTCTAGAGCCCATACCGGGGGATACGCACTGGGTCCGGGTTCGCACCTTGACCCAGCTTTACCGCCACCTCATCTACGTGTTCGCCACCAGCGACACCATCAGCTCCACTCGACTTGCACAGCTGGCGATCCACGAGATTCTCAAGTTGAGACTCACGGATCTCACCCGGATACGCCAGCAAGATCCCAACTATTTCGCATGACTGACTGGTACGCCGACTACTACCGCCAATCGCGGGGCTACAACGACAACGATCTGCGAGAGCTGCGCAGTGTTCCACGCAAACCCTCGACTGAGGTGCCGGAGGTGTTCAAGCACAGGTTTGCTGATCCAGCTGAGTACGATGCCTGGGTCGAAGAGCGCCGCCGCGCCTACTTCGGCTGAACTTGATCCAATCCCGAATGACTGAAACTTCAATGGTGCCCTTCTACCGCTCCTATCTGCTAGGCGGGAAGACGGTGTACCTCGATAAGTTGTCCGAGCTGTCCGATAGCGAGCTGAACATGCTCAACATCGAGACAATGGCTTCCCTAGAGGAAGCTCGTCGTGACTACGACGCAGTGGAGAACAAGCAAAGCGAGGAAGGCGGTTCTGTCTACCGTCGCCTTAAGGTGGCCGGCTATTTCCAAGCCGCCATCAAGCTAGAGCTTCAAAACTGAGGCTTCTCTACTACACTACCCACGTTCCTACTCATGAACATGTACGTTCTCTCCGAATCCCAGTTCGACCAAATCTCAAAAGCACTTGACGCAGCACGGTTTGCACTGGAGACGTCCCAGCACGTTCAGCTGGACCTGACCAAGCCCAAGCAGACCATCCCCCTGCCCGCTGGCGAAAAAATCGTTCGGGCAACGTCCGTACAAAAGGCCAAGTCTCAAAGTAAGACTCGTGTGTCTAGCCGCAAGGGCAAGCGCGGTCATGCGGTGCTGACTGAAGGCAAGGTGATTGAGATCAAGCGCCAGTTGGCTGCGGGTGGGAAGTCTGTTGCGGCGATTGCCCGTGAGTTTGGCGTCCATATCACCACGATCAACTGCATCAAGTGGAATAAGACGTGGAAACACGTCCAGATTCAGCAGCCCACTCCGGTTGTGGTGGCTGACTGATGATCCATTGTGATCATGAGATCCATAACTTGGCGCGGCGAGGCTTGGTCTCGCCGTTTCTCCAGGAGCTGGTTAATCCCGCCAGTCTCGATGTGAGACTTGGTGAGAATCTGCTGGTGGAGTTACCGACCACCACCAGTTTGGTGCCTTACTCCATTGCTGGGCACACGAAGGAAAAGCCGTTCATGCTCCAGCCCCACGAATTTGTGCTGGCCGAGACCATGGAGGAGTTTGATTTCCCGGATTGTGTCGCTGGGCAGCTGGCGCTTAAGTCGAGTCGTGCCAGGGAAGGAATTGAGCATCTTCTTGCCGGGTACATCGACCCTGGGTACAAAGGGCGGTTAACGCTGGAACTGCAAAACGCTAGGTCCATGCACGCTGTTCCGTTGTGGCCGGGGATGCGTATCGCGCAGATTGTGTTCCACAAGATGTCGATGCTGCCCGGCAAAAGTTACTCGGTTACTGGTCGCTATCACGGCGACACTGCTGTTCAGGCTTCCAAAGGATGAGTAATTCAGTTGACCATCCCTCGCATTACACGGCGGGGAAGACTGAGGTAATTGAGGTGTTGGAGGATTGGGTGCAACATGCGCCTGATGCCCGCACTGGTTCGCTCCAGTGGCAGTGTCTTAAGTACCTCAGTCGGATGTGGCTGAAAAAAGATCCGCTGGAAGATGCGATGAAATGTCGCTGGTACTTGAACCGCTTGATTAACACTCTCGCTACTGAGCCTTACAAGAATGACTGACAATCAGATGATGGCTTTGCTAGGCGCCAACATGTCGTGGCAGATTCGTCTGGCTTACGCTGCTATAGGCTTGCTGGCGCTTTTCTTTCCTGGGTACGTTGCTGTTGCTTTTTTGAAGGCCACAAGCGACGCGCTCCAGCGGCTTTCATTTGAAGAGCGTTGTGCGTTGGCCAATGTGCTTCGGTTGGATTGATGCGGCACTGGTGGCGGATTGTCGCCAAGGCGTTGGGCGAGAAGGCGCACCAGCACAATCGGATCGCTGATCAGGTTGCACTGGTGCGTTTTTGCATCTTGCTGGCTTACATGACTACAAACATTTTCATTTGCGCAGGAGTTATTCGGCACTGGAATGGCTAACTATTGCACTCACAGTTTTCGCAGAATCATCAACACGTACAACTGGAGAAATGGGTCGACGATCCGCTCGTATCGCTTCCGCTGTAAGTGTTGCGGGTACAGATGGAATGTCTACTACGACAAAAAACTCAAGCGGGAAGTTGTCCCAACGCGCAGATCGGACAACAAGCCACTGGAGACAAGAAAGCTGACGCCTGAGGAGGTCAAGCTGATCCTTACCGATAAGCGTGACAACGTGAAGTTGGCGCGGCTATTAGGTGTTGTGCCCCAGTCGGTTAGTCAGATCAGGACAGGGCGGGCGTACAAGGATTTGTGGCCGGAACTTCCACGGCGGGCTGCACAAGTTAAAGCTTTAGGGTCTGTGCCGACTATTCGCAGTACAAAAATTACGTGTCGAGATTGTGCGCACTGGTGGCAGAAGCGGTGCAGCTTGGATGTTCCAGAAGCGGGTGGAACTTTTGCCATCGAATGTTCCTTCTATCAAGTTGATGAGTAATGGCAATCACGATCAACAGCAGAGCGTGCCAGGGCTGCGGTACACAGACGACAAACCCGGTGCTGTGCATGAAGTGTTATCGCACCAGTCCGGCTGGAAGGGAGGAGCTGCGCTTGGAGCGGTTGCGCCAGGGTTACAAACCCCAGCCTGACGGCGGTCCATGCAAGAACTGCATTCACTGGAAGGCGCGGTGCTTGCTTGGGTTTCCCGAGGGTGGGACACTCGCGGCGGCTGTGCTTTGCTCCGCCAGGGAGGTTGACGACCTGCTAGAGTAGTAGGGTACACGCCCTACCAGGCATGGAAATCCTCCAAGGCATCGAGCATCTCCACACGCTCGATGACGCTTCGTTTATTGCGTTTGACGTTGAGACCACTGGGCTTCAGCCGAAGTTCGGTGGTCTTCGCCTTTTGCAGTTGGCAACATTCGGTAAGTCTCCAGTAGTGCTGGATTGCTGGAGCTTTAGTGATGAGGACTGGATCACGCTCGAAGAGTTTTGCAGCGTTCCACGGCAGTGGTTGGCGCACAACGCTGTGTTCGATCTCGGCTGGTTGCAGGAGCACGAGATCTATCCAGAAGGCAAGGTTTACTGCTCGATGCTGGCCAGTCGGATCCTGACGAACGGGCTGCCGAATTTGAAGCATGGGCTCCAGCACGTTGTTCACCGCTACCTCGGCCAAGAGATTTCTAAGGAAGAGCAGAAGAGCGATTGGTCCGGTGATCTGCGCGTTGAACAGATCGAATACGCGGCTAAGGACGTAGTGGTGTTGACCCAGCTATGGGAGCCGATTACCAAAAGGATGGCTACTGGCGCGTTGATGCCAGCGTGGGAGCTTGAGTGCAAGGCGCTTCCGGCAATGGCGCAGCTGTGGCGCACCGGGCTGCCATTCGATAAGAAGATGCTGGAGCAGCTGATTGAGGATCTCGATATTGAAAATGTTGAGGTCGGTGAAAAGTTCATCGAGGATTTCGATACAGCGCTTCCGCCAGAACACAAGCTCCATCGGGGGCTTGACGGGAAGTTGTTGTACCAGACGAAGCCGGGTCCGAAAGGGAAGAAGCCAAACCCGAATGTCTTTAACCTCAATAGTCCGGCGCAGTTGCTCAAAAAGTTCACTGCTTTGTTGGGTGAGCCGCCGATGGATATGAAGAACGGGAAGCCTAGTGCTAGTCGTTCCGCGCTCCAGGAATATGTGGGTGATCATCATGTTGTTGCTGACTACTTACGGTGGAAAAAAGTAGAAAAGCGGCGGCAGATGGCCGAGACTTTGCTAAAGAATTTGAGCGACGATGGGTTTATCAAAGCTAGTTATTTACAGTTAGGTGCAGATACCGGACGTATGTCATGTATTTCCCCAAATCTCCAGCAAGTACCTAGAGATCCTCGTTTTCGTTTATGTGTACAAGCTCCACAAGGGTGGAAATTTGTTGTAGCAGACTACGCTCAAATGGAATTGAGACTTGCGGCGGCGGAAGCGAAGGATTCCTTAATGATCCAAGCGTTCCAGGAGGGGCAGGACCTTCATACGCTGACAGCGATGCAGATCTATGGGGTCGCGGAGGATGAAGTCACAAAAGAGCAGCGTCAAGTGGCGAAGTCGGCTAATTTCGGGCTTCTGTACGGCTCTGGAGCAAAGGGCTTACGTAACTATGCAGCAGCCATGGGTATCAGGATGGATCTTGATGAGGCTGCGGAGGTGCGGCAAAAGTTCCATGCTGCATATAAAGGGATCTCCGCATGGCAGCGCCAAAATGCTGCAGCGGCTGATGCGGCTTCGTCAAATCCTGCGATCTTCACCCGCGTTTCGGGGTTCCGGCGGTTTCTTCCGGGTGAGAACAATAAACTCACAACCCGGTGCAACAATCCGATCCAGTCGGCTGGCGCAGCAGTGCTTAAGCTCACGCTCGGAAAGTTGTGGCCATTGCTCAAAGCAGACGGCGAGGATGTTGTCCGCTTAGCCGGAGTTGTCCACGACGAATGTATCCTTTTAGTTAAAGAAGAACATGCTGAAACCTGGGCAGCACAACTTAAAGCTGTGATGGAAGAATCTGAAGAACGTTGGTTAGATGGAATCCCTGCTCTAGCTGACGCTAAGGTCGGAGATAGCTGGCAAGAGGCCAAGTAATGGAACTGACCGAATACCGCGTAACCATGTGGCCTCGCCACGGTCCCACGCACAACCTCTACCTCGAAGCTCCAGATGCCTATACGGCACGGGAGTATGCGATGCGGTTGTGCCCGGACCAGAAGGTGATCGGTATTCGGCGAATTGAAGACCTAAAAAAAGACGGGCTGGCATGAGTCGGCCCAAGACTGGTCGTGAACTGGTGCTCGAATGGCTGAATCGGGAAATTCGTGCGGCGAGAACGGCGGATTTGCAGCGGGCTGCGGCGTTTTTGGAGTGGGCGCGAGATGTACGAAAGGGTTGTGCCAAGCAGAGGGGTGGGGCGCGGGTGGCGCAGGCCAATGCGTGGCGGAAGCGTGTCGACGAGGACGTACGCTGGTAAGACTACTGTGACGCAGTATGCTATTGTGTAGCAGACTAGACCGCAGGCCATGCCCCTGAACCACGGAAACAAGTACTACTGTCAGCTGTTGATTGACCCCAACCGTTACAAGCTGGCGGAGAATCTTGCGTCCCAGGAGGGCAAGAAGGTTACGGCGTATCTGCGGGAGCTGGTTTACGCGGGGTTGGCGCTGCGGTCGTCGGAGTACACGAAGGCGCAAGAAGCGGATGAGGCTGCTTGGAGGGATTCAGTCAAGCGGCGGGTTGAGGGGCGGATGCGTTCCAAGGCCGAAGGCAAAGTGTCAGAAACTGACGCATGAGACTCAGTTGTGTTTCGTTATATACCGCAGCGGGCTGGGCGTAGGCTGTAACCTTACACAGTAGTCACTTAAGAGCAATGACGCGCTATGTCGTCATGGTCGAAGATCGCTGGGTTACGGCGGTTTACGACTCTGGTAAAGGAATCGGTTTCACCCGATCCAAGGAGGACGCATCCTCGTGGGTCACATACGAACGAGCTGTCGCTGCGGCGAGAACTGTTGCTCAGTCTTGTAACTGCGATGCTGCTGTGCATTGCGTTGATGAACCCGCCTACCCCGAATCATGGAAGTGACGCCATTCCAGGAGCAGCAGGATCCCGAACTGAGGCTCGGTGAGGGTCGCTCACGCACCAGTGCAGAAAAATCTGAGCTGTTCGAGTTGAAGATTTGGTTGCCAGGTCAGGGAGCTATGCGGGATCTGGTGCGGGCGCAGTCGCTCCAGCAGGCGATTGAGTTTGCGCAGAATCGCTACCCGAAGTGCAAGGTGGAGGTGCCGGCAACGGCAGCGAAAAAACCTAAGCTGGCTCGTGCCAAAAATGGGCCGCGAGAAACGGCCCGCAGGCGTCTCAAACTCGTGGAGAAAAAAGGTGAGTCAACCAATCGCTGACTGGGCACGCCAGTCTTGGGGTGAGGTCATTGTCGACCAAAATCGCGCTGACCTTCTGGACAAGCTCTACTTCTGGGACGGGCGAGACAAAAAGGATCACCCGTTCCACAGCACCTATACCGGGCTGTATCGCAAATACACCGCCAACTAGGCGGAGTCGCGGTCCATTCCAAACTGATCGGCCAGGTTATCTGCGGCTTCGCGGATAGCCCAGGCCGATTTTGTGCGTTCCAGCTGGTGGAGCGTATTCAAGACAAGGGCGGCTTCTAGGAGGCCGCGATAGTCCTGCTTGTTGAACAGGCCGACTAACCACTGGTCCGTGGCTGCCTTGTGGAAGCTGGACTCGGGGGTGTGTTCGATGGGACGCATGGTTAGTTCTTGCGAATTCTGAAAAACCAGCCTGTGTCGTTGCCTTCGATGAGCCAGCGAGGCAGCCAGTTCTTTCTGGAGTAGGCGATGCCGGCTCCCCCCTTGTTGCTGGCGTAACCGCCGTTGATCAGGTCGGCTTCACCAAAAGGGTCGTTGTGGATGAAATGTGTCGGGGTATATCCAACTACGACTGTCCAGTGGCCAGTGCCGCTGGGATTAGAGACGGGGCCTTTGTGGAGCCAGCCGACTGGAACCGGGTGCCCGTTAGCTATTTCAGTTTCTAAGTCTTCGACTGTGCCATCCATCTCAAAGGTGGCGGTCAGCCCCAATGCTTTGAGCGCTGCTATTTGCGCTTTTGGGTCAGTGGTGTCACCGAAACGGGCGCGAAGGCGGTTGTATTCGTAGTCCCCGCTTATTTTTCCGTAGTACCTGGCAACCATCGCGCAGCTGGAGCTAAAGCATTGGCGATAGCCGGTGGCGCCGTCGTCAGCACCTAGCTGGTACTCGTATGGAACTTTCAATAATTTTTGATCAGGTGGGACGACAGGTTTAGCTCCAGCGTGTTGTTCCATTAGCTGAATCAGCTTGCCGGGATAGTTGGGATCTGTTGCGTAGCCTTCCTTATGTAGCCACTTAGCGGCTTCTTCGCGGGTCGCGGCGTTGTTGCAGCCTTTGTAGTTTTTGTAATCTTTGTACCAGTGGTCGACTAGGTAAATAACGCAGGACAGTAGATCTGGGAAATCAATAAAACTGTCTGTAATTGTTATCCACTGGCCGTTAATAAATTCTTGTGTTTTCTTGTCGCTACCTTCGCCTTTTAAGCCAAAAAAGTTATTGCGGCCTGAAACAAGCTTGCCGTAGTTGGATTCCAGTGCCCATTGGGCGGCTACGAGTTCTGGGAATTTGGCGCCGGCAACACGAGCGGCTTCAAGGATGCCTTCCCAACTGTTTGGGAACTGAGTCTGTTTACCCGCCACGCTCCAGGTCTTGAACCAGCCTTGGTCGCGGCCCAAGATGTTGGGATTCGCCTTATTGATCGCCTGCTCCAGCTCTGTAATCGCCGCCATCTGATGGGGCAGAGCCTTGTAAAAACGAAACAGGTCGTTAAGACGGATTTTGTTGGTCGTCATGACAAGGCTCCACGCAAATCAGCGGCGCTTTTTGGGGAAGGTGAGGCGCAGTACCTGCAGCACCAGCTGGACCCAGCTGTTGGAACGCAGGCTGCTCATACCGATGATTTCGGAACCAGCGGCAATGATGATGGCGATGATCGCTATGTGCTGCTCGGTCATATGGATCCAAGAGACTTACTGAAGTTTAGCTGTACTAGAGAAGAGTTCCTGCGCACGTAATAGTTTCTACCGCTACATTCCGTGTAGCCACTGCCGGGTATGGACCATCGCATCGAGGATGGCGAATACTTAAACAAAAAAGAAGCAAAGGCGCGGTTTAGACAATCAATTCTTAATCACTGGAACAACTCGTGCGCTTATTGCGGAGTGGATTTAGGTAGGTCAGCCACGCTGGACCATGTGCACCCGAAATTTCGGGGTGGTCATACGCACCAGCAGAATTTGGTGGCTTGCTGCTTTGCCTGCAATATCTCCAAGTCAGCGGAGGACTGGCTGGAGTGGTACAGGGACCAGCCGTTTTGGGAGCCCCACCGCGAGGACGCGATTATTGCGTGGATTACTGAGGGGCTTGTTGCTTAGGGTCCCAGCCCATGCCTTCGAGGTACATCATGGCGATGTAGTGGTCCTCGGCGTAGCGGCAGACACTACCTTTGCAGGCGCGGTAGTACAGCTCGCCCCGTTCGTTCTCCAGTTGGTCCAGACTGAAGCCGTTGCCGTAGTCAGTGGTGTGGACGACGCTCATTTTTTGGGGCCGAGGTGCATCTCAATTTGACGCACTCTGGTTTCGAGGTCACTAAGCCTTTCTTTGGAATCGTTTTTGAGTTCTTGAATATCGGCAGCGACTGTGTTGACGGATTGGTCCAGCTTGGCGACTTGCATAAAAAGACCGGCTAAGCCAACTACTGCAGCAGTCAACAACGCCGGAACGATTTGGTTGAAGGGGTTATCGGGGGGTTTGGCGGTGATTGCCTCGTCGTGATGATCCATTGCGAGGCATACTGCCGACCTTTTTTATAGGTTAGCGTCCTTGACCCACCAGTTTTTTCTTGCCGCGACGACGTGGACGGCTGTGCTGCCCCATGCCTTGACTTGTGGTTTTGGGGCGCCCGGCTTGATGCTCTAAGCGCCCTGTACCTGTTTTTGCCTTTACAGCCACGCCGAAATGTAGAAAGTTAAACCGACTTTACTGCGGTTTACCAGACTATTGGCATCAACCCCAAGGCACACCGGCGGCTTTAGTCGGTGCGTGCTGCTCATCAATTTGCGCTTGCAAGGCAGCTTCAATTTCGGCAACTTTTTCGTCGCCGCCAAGGGCTTCTTGGACCCAGCCGATTACGGTGGGCTCATCGAGCTGGTTGTACGGAATCAAGTTTTCGGGACGCTGGAAACCTACGCTGCCGTATGCACCAGATGAATAGGTGCCGTCGTCGGCATTAACGGTGTAATGCGCAGTCATCACGAATCCGTCGTCGGTTTCGCGCTCAAGGGTGTTGATACCCCACGTAAAGGTGGTGGCCATGATGAAGAACCAGACTGGTACAGAGTAATCGTGTTGCAGCCAGTTGGGAAGGGTCGGCTGCTCACCCTTTAGTGAAGGTGACTATTGGGTTTTGAGGTCGCAACGGTAAGTGCCGTATTTAACACCTTCTAATTCGTCAGCGATAGCAAGGATATTTGGACCGTAGATCCAATAATCTTTGCCATCGTTACATGTGCAGTGTTTTACTGCAGCACGCAAGGCGGAGGCGAGTGCCTTGCTGTCGGTTTCAAACGAGGGTTCGTTGTACAGTCCAATGCGGTTGAAGGCATCGTATGTTGCCTGTGCGGCGAGTGAAAGTTCAGACACAGAAGTGAGCAGGACTACTAACTCAAGCGATAGGTCACGAACGTATTCGCTGCTGTACGCCGTGAGGCAAAGCGCCCAGATGCGCCAGCCGCAACAGTGGTGCTACCAACAATGGTGTGACCAGTGCCCGCACCGATGGTGCAGGTGCCGGAGCCCGTATTGATCACAGACCATTCAAAGGTCATGTTGGTGTAGATGCCGTTGAAGCCACCCTCGGTAAGGGTTCCGGTGGGGAGGGTGAGTGTGGCAGCAGCACCGGTGTACTGAATGATGCCGGTTTTCAGCTCAGCCACCGTCAGGGTTGCGGCGGCGCTCTTACTGGTGACATCGGGCTGGTTGTAGGCAACAACCCGGTCGTTGGTGATGCGGAGAGCTTCGGTGGGCGAGGAGGCACCGTCCAAGGTGACCGACAGCACAAGCCTGCCCGGCATGTCGTTAGCGCCGGGGGTGCCGTCTACTTGGCAAGTAATTCTTGCCGCCGAAGTTGCGTAATCCGTGCCATCATCAGCAGCAAAATCAACAATACCGATACTATCGTTATTTTGAACAATGGAAAATGAGCCAAGAGATGTCGATCTTGTTTTAGCTAAAGTTAATGTTGCCGGGTTGGTATCATTGGATGGTCTTATTGCAGAAATTCCTGCCGTTGCTGCTTGAATAGACCAACTTGCAGATGAACCGATTGTGTATGCACTAGACGTGCCAATTAACAACCTGCCGGAGCTGTCGATGCGGGCGCGTTCACTGCCTGAAACCCGAAATCTGTGCGAATCAGACGTAATAAGAAAAGAGTTGTCACTGCTGTTGTTAGCCCTTAAATCAATAGATCCTCCATCTCCATAAATAGCCGCACTAGCACCCGCGGCAATATCAGTAAGAAAAAGGTTTGCAAAAGTTGCGCCTGCAATATCTAAATTTGCTCCAGGACTCGTAGTGCCAATCCCTACGTTGCCTCCGTTGAAATAAGACGAGCCATCGGAATTGATAAGAACAGACTCCGTACCGGCGGCATCTGCAAGCCGAACGTCTATATCATTTCCGCCTGTCTCTCTAACCCTGAAATAACCGCTTCCTGTAGTTGGGGTTACCTGTAGAACATTTGTTGCACTGCTGGGACTTTTTACTTCAAGTTTTACGCTCGGCGCACTAGTCCCCAGACCTAGCCTGCCGGAGCTGTCAATACGAGCAAACTCACTGCTTGGCCCGCTAATGGTAACGGGAGCTACGCTAGTCTCCGCTTTGACAGTAAGAGCTGCATTTGTCGTAGTGGTACCAATACCAACTTTTCCAGCGTTGGGGCACAAAGCCAAGTTGTAAGAAGTTCCTGTTCCATGCCCTTGGATTGTGGGAATTCCATTGGACTGACCAATAGCTACATATGCAGTTCCTGATTGAAAATTGACGTCGTACGAACTCAAGCTAGGGGTTGAGCCTGTGTAGTCTCTGGATCCAGTGGTATGTAGCAAAGAGTCAGGACTCGTGGTGCCGATTCCTAGGCGGTTATTAGTAGCGTCATAAAACACACCGCCGCTATCAATACTTATGTCGCCATCAGCTTCGATAAGCAGGCGCTGAGTACTATTGGTGGCGAGAGCTACGTTATTTGCTGACGGCAAATAAACACCATTTGT